GATCCAGGATTTATTACTGTCAAAAATAATATTCCAAACATCTGCTGCACTATGTACGCTACTGGTTCCATCAGCTTCCCAATCGATGATAATTTCTACGCCAGGATCTCCACGCATTACTGCATCATATTCTAAACTACCAAATAAACCTTCCCATGAAGCTGCAAAACTGTCTCCGCTGGATATCTTGTCCGTAATATATCGATCAGTCATCACCGGACGTAATTGTCCTACGATTGTTTCTGGTCCCATATTAAGGGCTCGAATAGCCGAGGGATAGAGTGAGTTGATGTCAATGGCTCCGATATATTTGTGCATCCCGACTTTGGGATAAGCAACATAGGCACCTGCCGCCTGTGTGTCTCCATCTTCTTCTCGATTTTTCCTGTTAGGAACGACCAATCCTTGACTGTGTGCTTCATTGATAATTGCCTGTTCTGTAGTTGCAACTGCGCCCATTGTTGTCTGCAATAACACCGTGTTATCGTGAGCAATGGTATTAGCTAAATCCAAGAAACGAAGTTTCTTATCCAGTTTCGCTAACAAACGTGTGTCTTGTCTGTTATACGTAATGAATTTTTCAAAGTCTTTATTATATAATTGATCTAATGTGCCTTCATAGGCTGTCTTACGTTCGTCTAGTTCGTATTCTCCGATAGCATCCAAACTATAGCTGTGTCGTTCTTCGTAGGTGTACTTACGATACAATTGCATATAGTCCATGTGTACACGGCCAATTAAATCGTAGGTAATGTTCTTAGCACCAAATCTTTCAAATTCTCTTTGTTTTGGAAATTGACCCCACAAACATAGACGACGAGTATCATCTTTACTGAGTACTCTAGTAATACGTCCCACCGTATAAGGGATGTCATATCCTTCACTGTTCCAACCACTTAAGATATCTGCATCGTCTATTAGATTCAAAAAAGTATCTAACATATCTTCTTCTCTGTCGAAGATGAAACAGTTATCAAATTTCAAAGAAATCTCTTCTGCTGTTTCCCAGCTCATTGATCTAGGTGGGATAGCTAAAGTAACTAGCTTGTCTAACCAATCTAGATATACACTTATCGCAGTAATTTTATTAAACGGATCCGAGACCGGACTGAACCCTCGTTGCGGGTCAAAATCTACTTCAATGTCGAAAAATGCAGTCTGTAATCTTGGCGGTTCGATTCCTAAATAGTTTTCCTGTAAGCATCGGAAAACTGGTTTAAAATCGCTTTCCCACAATCTTTTTCCGTTCTGTACTCGCAGCTCTTTTTGAAATTCTTTGTTATTTCGAGTAGTGAATCTTGTTACCGGTGTTCCATATATAGTACGATGTTTCCCTCGGGGATCGTCATAATAAAAAATGTAATTGGCAGGATACTCTTTGTATTCCCGTACACCATCAACACGTTCTACAACATGAATACGATCTTTTTGTTTATCAAATAATGCGTCCACATATGACATTACATTACCATCCTTATTAGCCCAACAGTGTCGATGACGGTTAAAAGTATGTAGTTGGCTAGCATTCCAAACGACCTGCGAGTCCAAGCAGCCCAAGCGTACATAGCACAACCGCTAATCCAAATTGGATAAAGAACAATAAGCGGTGGGTTGGGGACGGTGACTGCCATAGTGATACTACAGCCAATACTAATCCCCCAAGCAAGCAACTCGACAACAAAGCGTAAAGGATTAGACTTCCAATCATCTTTAATCCATGCAAAGGTATGGTACAATAAATCGTTCAAAGAGTCTTGCCCACTGTTTCGAGAATAGTGTTAAGTTCGTCGTGATCTCTGTTAGCTTCGCCTAGTTTGGCTTTGTGTGCAATTTTAATTGCTTTTTTAAGGGTAGCTGGTTTAATTTCTAACTCTTCAGCAATTGCCTTAATAGTTTCATTTAGTCCGGCATTTAAATCTTCTACTTCTTGAAGAACAGTCATGCCTTCATTAATCAATTGGGTAAGTTTAATTTTTGCGTCGCCGTTAAAGCTTCGATTGTAATCGCTCATTGTTTTCTCCTAGTTGTAGATTATAGCTGAGTTAGTCGGTAAACTCAACCGCTAACATATGTGGATTCAACCAATTGACTGGTGGGCTGTTTGCCTCAGCAAATCTAACACCAAAATGTGGCCAATTAAAATGTAATCGACTGGTTAACAGTAAATTTACGTCCCGATCCTCTTTAAGTTTATTGTTGTCTGACAGCGAATTTGTAACACGGTCAGAAATGTAGTTGTTTAAAAATACAGGAATATCTTCCAAACACCATTTATAATCAGTGCCATTGGGTTTACTGGCATGTAAATGATCTGCACTTGGATTTAAATTCAAACATGCCGGATCATGATCTTCGAATCCATATTTAATTTTTATTGACTTATTAAAAAATCCTGGAGGTATTTCTAAAGGAGGGCAATAATCTGCTCCAATACCAACGTGCCCATATCCATCAAAGTGCCTGAACTGTTCTTTGGTTGGTACGTAAATTGTATTTTCTGGTAGTACGATTCCGTTCCAGTGTTCAGTTCTAAACACAGACATATTATCTTTTAATTGGTCAACATACCAATTAAAGAAATCTTTTTTCATTACCCTTAGTGCATCGTTATTTCCTAGATTATATCTAACACTGTTGCCCTCGTGGATTCCATTAAAATGTTGAGCAGCCCTAATGCTTTCCGGCCAATGGCTGGTCATAAACACTGCTTGTTTATTGGGATCTTTTTTTATTAATTCAAGCAATTCTTCAAATACAGCAATGCCAGAATCCATGAACACATGATCTTCATTGCCAGCTGGAAAGATTAAATCGTCGTCTAAATCATTTACTTGATTTCTTAGGTCTTCCCATTGTTCTTTGGTATCACATCGAAACCAATTTAATTCTAATTTATCAACTGGCAAAACAGATTTTAACCACGCTTCCATATCAGCTTCACGTCCGACATAAGCATCTGCCATTTCTAGATTAAAAATAAATTTACTTACCAAAGGAGACAATGGTGCAAAACTAGCAAAGCTATATTTTGCTACGTCAAATCTATCATCGTGTTTTAGATTATACCTAGGTTGGGGGTTAGGGCGAATATCGCTAATTTTACAGTTAAACCAAACAATCATAATAAGTTCTCATAGTATAAATTTAAACAAGCTTCTATGGCTTGTGTTACTTCGTCATAGACATCGCAATGCCAACTAAGCTTGTCTTCAAGCTCTTTGTACTCCGATGATCCAAAACAATAATGTCCTGCAATAGCAATTCTAACAGAATTATCTCCATCAATCAACCATTTACGCCATTTTTCACTGGCTAGTATTTCAGCTTCAAAATAGCCGCTGTCAATGTCAAATTTTCTTGCTAGCTCTAATATTTTTTTAGTTTGAATTACTCCTAACTGCGGAGCAATATTGCAGGCATGAACTCCGGCTTTTTTACGCAATTGTATCTGTTCGGCTGTTAGATAATCTGCGTTGTGTTCTTTTAATTTCACTCCTGCAGCCTCTGCAAACTTTACTAATTTCTTAACCATTGGGACATCAAAACTACCTACTTGTCTGTCCTCCATGGTTAAACTGCCAGTTTGTGCTACAACAAATTGCATGTTAGGAAATTGACTGGCAAATTTTACATCTTCTTGATATTTTTTAATGCCTGCTGCAACTCCTACATTTTCTTCAGTGCCAAATTCAAATTTGATATTAGGGTTCAGTGACAGACAAAAGTTAAAAAGTTCGTCTGCTACATGGTAAGGCTGTTCACATCTACTAGTATCTATGTGTATAAGATCAAATTTGTTTTCTATGTCGCAGGCTATTGTTTTTTTAGTTGCTTCTATTGCTTGCCTAACATTAAGATTTTTTTCAGCATCTAAAAAATATGGCCCGCAATGATCTCTGCATAGCATTAAATAATCGCTGCGTAAAGGAGTTAGTTGCTGTGACAGTTCCTCGGTGGTCATTACATAACCGCTGGCAGCATCGACTTGATTTCTACTGGCAATAATCATTAATGGCCGTTGCTGTTCTTTTGCGTACTTGGCTAAAATATCATTGATATGATAGCTCATTGGGCCCATGCCTAATTTAAAATTCATACTGGATGTCCATTAGTTTCATAATATGTAAGGCTGCATCTAAATAAGCACCTTCACCACCATTGCTAGGTGCAACAAAGTCAGCTGCCTGCCGGGCCTCTATTCTTGCTTGAGCCGGGGCTATACCTAATTTAGCACTTGATAATATTTTAGCATCATATACCCCATCTCCCATATAGGCAACTTTGTCAAATCCGTAGTATTCAACAAATTTAAATCGATCTTTTTCAGGTACGTAATGCAGTTCGCATTTCATATGATCAACAATGCGAGTTTTTAAAATATCCCACCCATGTTTGTCAGCACTGATAAAAATTAATTTGATATGATTTTTGAGTAGCTTGACTCCGTCGTGATCATAATTACCAAATGCTTTAAACGGTTTTTGACCATCTGCTGCCCAATATATTTTACCATCGTTTAGACAACCGTCAACGTCAGATATAAAATACTCAAACATAAGGGAACACTTTCTTGGACAGTTCTTTAACTATACTTTCGTCGGGTGTTTGACCTGTATAAATTTTAAATTGGTGGTTGAATTGCGACAAATAAATTTCAGCACCATTGACTGTGTGAAGACCGGATTGTTTGGCCATATTA